TGGTAGGGCCAGACGCACCTCCGGGCCATGTAAATTGGCTCAAATACTTGTTGTAATAGCTTTCCCCTCCACCAACCTCATAGTCCATGAGGAGCTTCAAAGTATTGCTAGAAGGGGTTTTCACGATGTGTAGCTATCTTCTTTGGCGTTGCTGGTCAGCTTTTCAAAAATCTCTTCCTTGATTTTGGAAACTGACCCAACAACCTCTTGAACTTGGGATGTTCCAATCTTCCAGTCATAGACCATTCGCCCAGTCACAAGGAAGATCACAATAGCCCCTGTGACATATAGGGTATTTGTCGTAATTGTGACAAATCCAGCTAAAGCAACTTCTGGTAGCCAGTAGAGATGATAAACTGCCCACCTCCAAGAGGCTTGAATCAAAGCAATGCCTATCAGGGAAATGATAAGCCTTTGAGATACTAGCTTTGGGATCATAATCTAAATTTCCATGCCGTTTTGATTCCGAGGTAGAGGGCTACCCCGGCACAGATGGAAAGGGCCAACCCCCTCCACCACCAAAGTTGCCCAAGGGCTTTTGAGTGCTTCTGATTCCAGTAGGCAGCATCACTTTGCGCCTTGGAAAGCGCCTGACTCTGTTCGATCACTTGGGCCTCATAGTTGGAAATGGATTGCTCTAGCTCCTGCACGACCTCCTTGCCCTCCGGCTTGACCAGAGGCTTTAACCTCTCAATGTTCGTCTTCACGGCCACGACCGAGGGGGCCGTGTATGGGTGCGCATTATTCTTGTGAGCGCAACCGGCTAGAATGAGGCACCCCAGGAGGGGAAGCGTTTTCATCGTAAAAGCTTCGTTTCGATCCGTTGTGTTCTTTGGTCGATTTGTTGCAACGTAGCTAATGCTGCGGCGAGGATCTCCCGACGTTGAGCATTATCAGCTTGGATCTCCGCGATTCGAGCATCCTGTGATTCGTTCAGCTTTTCGACCCGTTTCATGCGGAGGGGGAGCGCCGAGTAGAGGGAGAGAAATGTCCAGAGCGCAGCGGCCCCGCTACAAGCCGCGACCAGCGAGATGACCAGCGTCAGAGGATGAGGGAGAGGGGTCGAGTTCATGGCATTAGAAACCGATTGCGGACTTCAGCTTGTCGATGATGCCGGGGCTGGAAGATGGAGGCTCGGAGATGGGAGGTTCGACAACCTCCGTGATCCAGCTTGGAAGCGGAGTATCGGCAGGGTCGAGGAGGGCTTGCCACTCGTAGTAGAGAGGCTCACCTACTGGTTGCTCAAATCCCTCTTCGTCCTTTGCGTAAGAGGCATAGACGGGTGAGGGGATGATATTGACCCCCCAGACGGGACGGCATGGCGTCGGATTCATCCATAGCCAAGGCAGGTCACTTGCGTCTTGGAGAGTGGTGGCTCGGAAAGTTTTCATGGTTATGGGAGGCCGAGTCCGAGGCCGAGGGTCTGGCGGTAGAGGGAATGGAGTTGGGAGTGCGTCGATGTTGCAATCTGCTGGGAAAAATATGCAAAAAACGAAATATCTCCCACCCACCCATTCGTGCCGCCTTGGCCTATAAAAAATTGCATAGCCAAATTATTGGGCGAGTAGGCAGAGGATACCGGAGTGCCACCATTCACTATTCCAACAACAGTTGAGCTTCCAAACGCATGGCTGTATGTGGAACGAACATTTGTGCCGGGGTGTGTTGCCGTGCCTCCAGCCGTCGCCCCGTTGAAATAGCGAATGTCAGCACTTCCGACAAACAGCGGTGTTTCATTGGACTGCCCAACAAGGCGCAGGTCGCCAGCGGCAGTTTTACGGGCGCAAGCAAATATGCTGTTTTGGGTCGAGAAGTTGTAGCCTACGGAAGTCTCTATTCGACGGGAGCTGTTCTGTAAAAATCCCGATACCCCGTCATCCCCCCAGACTGGCGCATTAACCAGAGTCCCATCGAACCTGCCCAGCCCTCCAAGCGAGAATGCCGTAGTGCCGCCCCCTACATTCTGACTGCTCCTCAGAGGCCAACACACCATGCTATTCCACAAGCCGAGGCTCTTGATCCCTTTCACGAAGTCCGAGATCAGTCGGCGTGAGTCGGAGTAGCCGGTGATGATAGGGCCAATGTTGGGTGCGGTGACGCTTCCGTTGTTCGTCAGGTTGTTCGGAGTCCCCGTGACCACCCCGTGAGAATCAGTCAGGCTGACTGCTGATGAGCTTCCGTTGAGTGCCCACCATGAGACGAGGTTGTTGCGAAGTCCGCTGTCAAGCGATGCGTAGGTGCGGCCTGCGCCAGAGTTGAAGAGTTGGGTGACTTCGGAGGCTGTGAGTGCCCTCTTCCAGAAGCCGACGGAGGAGATTGAGCCGTTAAAATAATTAGTTGAAGCTCTACATCCCAATTCAAATGGCTCAATGTTTTGCCTTGGTGTTCCAGCAAGGCTAGATCCAGCAATTACAGAAGTTCCCCCATTAACAGAAATAAACGTTCTTTTAGTGCTGGATGTATATCCACACACAATGAACCACCATTGATTTGTAGAAGGTAATGAAGAGGCAGAAGCAAAACTGAATGAAGAAGTTCCATCTCCCACCAAAAAAGTTAAAGCACCTCCTGCTTGATACAAATTATAATCAGTATCTCTTCCTCCACCAACAAATGATTTAGATAATATATGATTTTGTCCGCTAGTATTCCAAGTGGAGGGGTTTATCCAAATTGAAAAGGTAAAATCCCCTGCTCCGCTTTGAAGCGACGAGTTGCTCGCCACACTCAAAAACTGATTCGACCCATTGAAACTCGCCGCATTGTCGTAGCTAGACGGCGTCTGGGTGCCGCTCGCAATCCCGGCGCGGCTGAAGTAGGCCAGGGCGTCGGAATCATACGCACCTCCCGAAACCCTGCCGATCTCTGTGCCAAGACCCAGTTGCGGCATAGCTAGTTAAGCGGAGTAGGCGATGACCCGCCCAGAGGTCAACTGGAATGCCGTGAACTGACCGTAGATGACCGTTCCAGCGGGAAAGGTCGTTGTGGTCAGGGGTGTTCCAGAAAAGCCAGTCAGGTTGCCGGTGATGCTCGCGAAAACGGCATCTTGGACAACTTGGATTGCGTAGAAGATTCCCGTCACAGCAGTCGTGGAAGTGACGAGGGTTGCCCCGGCTGCACCAGAGTCAAAAGGGTTACGGGCGAAGAGTGCCATAGTATTAGTTGTTAGGGGTTAGGCGGGGATGGATGGGTCAGAGTCGAGTTGGTCAACGTCCACGTTGCCGATGTAGGTGAGGTTTCCGTTGGCTCCCGTGGCGGTAGTCTGGAACGTGAATGCATTAGGTGTTATAAACGTCACAGAGGGCCACCTGATCGGGAAGTTTCCCGAAAGAATGCCGGGATCGGTCGCGGAAAGGACTTCAATCTCGCGGCCCGTTGTGAGGCCATGAGCCGTTGATGTCACGGTGACGGTTCCGAGGCTGCGGGTGTAGGTCGCGGAGATAGGACGGGCGCGATCTGGCAGGGTCTCCAGGGAGAGGTTGTTGGTGCTTTGGGTGCGGACGGCGGGGATGGGCATGGTGGTTTAGGGGTTGAGGGCGGAGGGAAGGAAGGCTTTCAGTTCGTCGAGAGAGTCAGGGAGAGGAAGCTTGGTAATGTCGCGGAGTTCTTGTTTGCGAACAGCAATGGCTGCGGCGGCAACGGAGTCCTCGACTTCCAGCGCCCTCATGTAATCCACATCCAGCGCCTCTAGCAGAGGCTTGCGAGCAGCGCGGAACTGGTCGAGGCGGATCGCCTTGGCCTTGTCCATGTTGAGGACTGCGCCTGTCTCCTCGTTGAACTCGTAGGCGTCGAAGTAGTCGTTGTCCATGTCGAGCAAATCAACGATTGCGTAGGGGGTCTCGGAGGGTACGTCTTTGATTGCGTCATTGACATCACCCGCAGGGATGATGACTGCGACCCGTCCGTTAGTCTGTGGGTAGATGATGAGACTCATGGGATTAGTTTCCGAAGATCACAACGCAGGCCGTGTTGGGGTTTTCTGGCCCTGCGGCTGTGTCCAGAAAGCTGACCCGAACGGATGTGGTCGTCACCATTGTTGCCGCCGCGCCGGCCCTGATGGCGGAGAGCGCATTGTTGCCTGCACCTTGGCCCGTGACAACGGCAGCATAGTTCGCGTCGGTCATGGGAGTGGCAAAGTTAATTGTGAAATCACCATTGGCGTTTTTGGTGATGGACGAGACATTGTGGGCCGATCGGATGTTCGCTGCCGTGGTCGTGCCGTTTGTCCACGTTGCGGCACCGTTGAAATTGACCCACGCCTTCGCAATCTGCCTCTGCTCGTTGGTGCCGAGCTTTGATGCGATCACAATCCCGTTGGGAAGGTTGGCAATAGTTGAGGCAATCGTCGCATTAGCAGAACCGTCAAAGGATGCTGTGCCGGTGACATCCCCGGAGAGGCCGATGGTGCGGGGGGTAGTCAGTCTTGCGGCAGAGGTTGCCGTTGAAGCGTTGCCATTAAACGAGGTCGCAGTCAGGGTTCCGCCTGCATTCCACGTCGGCGCACCCGTAGAAAGTTTGTCGGCGGTGATGCTGCCCGCCAGCATCGTGTTGGTGATCGCACCGGCGGCGATACCACCCGCAGACTGCGGAACCCACGCAGGGGTTGCGCTAGTAGATGCAGCTTGAAGGACGTAAGGGGCCGATCCTGATGCCGTCGCTGTTGGCGGGAGGCTGCTTACCGTGGCCTCCTGCACAAGCATGGTGAGTTTGTCTAATGCCCTTTCATGGGTCGTAGCGGGGAAACGATCCCCGGTAGTGTAGGAGGTCAACTGCGTCTTGGCAGTATTGCGAGTGATGATGACCTGGGAGGTCGCAGGAACAGCGGAGGTCGTGACGATACTGCCCGTCGAGCCTGACCCTCCTGCGACCGTGTATCCCGTGCCATTGACCAAAGTCGTAGGCACCCCTGCCGTGCTGACTACCACCAGTAAATCCGTCGAATCAAAGAACTGAAACGGCACAGTATATGCCGCACTTGTGGAGGCATTTCCTGTGTAGGTAACAGAAGAAACGGTGGTCGAAACGGACATTTCCGCTACTACTAACCTTCAATGTTAGTCGTGGCAAGGGAAATGTTTAGTCGCCGGTGTCCATATTCTTCTTTGCTCCCACGATGGGCTTTACGGGGTTGAGGACTGCCGCCGGTACTGCCGTCACAGGGGTCAGGGATATTGCCCTAGCGATTCTGCCAAGCTCCTTAAAGAAAGCCTCCATGTCATCGGTCTGAAGGATATCCGAAGAGTGCTTTGCGGCATTAATAGCGTTGATTCCTGCGGTCACAAGCGGGTTAGAGGAATTGGTGTATGCCCTCTGCCCCGTCAGGGATGAGGCCGCAACATCAATAGCAGTTCCCAACAGGAAGAATCCTTGGAATGGGGCAAGCATTGCGGCCTTGGCATACCCTCCTGCCGTCCAGATTTCGTCATCATCGTCATCGGAGAAGATGTCCCGGTAGATGTTGGAGACGGTCTGCGCCAGCATCGCCCCAAGGAAGACTACCCCGATCCTGCGGAGGTGATCGGCCTTTGAACCCTTGCCGTCCTTGATGCTCTGAACCGCATCAATGAGGATGCCGGTCTTGAGTCGGGCATCGGATGCGAACATATAGAGCAACTTCATGGCGGCATGGGAGTTATTTTCGACGGGGGACTTTGCCGAGAACATCACGGGTTGCGAGAACCTCCAGATGGCGGCATCCATCGCGTCGAGCGCACGGGCCTCGGCATCCTTTCCAGAAAGCCCCGCCTTGAGTGCCTTGGCATGGGCATCGGAATAGACGATTGCGGAGGAGAGGGTGGTAAGCCCTCCATCCCCATATTGCATGGGCTGAAGTCCAGTTGCCCCGACTCCGTACCATGCGGACAGGAACTTGCCGGGGGTCATGCCTGCCTGCTTGAGCGCAAACCTTGCGGCGGGATTGCTCCCTTGCAGGACTCGGTTTTGGACTGTCTCGGAGTTCCACGATTTAGGGACTGACTCCAAGACCTTCTGCGGGTTGGAAATCGCCCTCATCACATCCTTTAGCGGCATGGCGTAAAGGAAGCGAGTCACCGCATCAAACTGATTGAAGATAGTCTTGAGGTTGTAACTCATCGAAGCAACGGCAGTTCCTGCGGTTGCGGCTCCGAGCCACTTCTTCATGTAGGCGGCATCGGTGTTGACGCCTCCGCCCTTGGCAATGTTGTCGAGAACCTGACTCATCAACTCGGAAAGCCTCTTCCCGTTCTCCTGCTTCATGGAGAGTCGGACATTCTTGCCGTTCAGCACGGCATTCATCTCGCGGTGAAGTTCGGCAAAGGCTACCCATTGAGCCTGCTCCGATGACCTCTGCTGGTAGATTTGTGTTGCAGGGGTAATCTTGAAAGCCTCGTTGTGCGTAACCCTAGCCTTGGCAAAACCCGGAGTGGTGGTGTTTTGTACGGCACTTCCATCTACGGACATTTCACCACTAGCCTTGCGTGACTCGTAGGTGGTCGGGGCATAGTCGGGATTATCAGGAAGCCCCATGCCAAACATCCGAGAATAGACGGGGTTAATCTTCTTGGTGGAGTTGCGGTAGAAATCCTTGAGGTAGTCCCTGACGGCAGTAGCCACCTTGGAGGAGGCAATCTCTTTCACCATCTGGTCGTAGCTTTCCTGCGTCCACCCGGAGTTCTCCATCTTGACCCGTACATCGGCCTGCTCCCACGCCATCGTGGTAAAGATCATCTCGTCTAGGGTCATGGGAATGGACTCGGTGCGCCCCTCCTCAATCACCCTGTAGATACTGATGTGCTTCCTGCGCGACTCTATCGGCATGGCGATGAGGGCATCCTCCATCTGCTTGATGTCGGCCTTTGTGTATTCTCCGCGATTCATCTCACCCCTAACCAACTGCTCTGCCTTATCAATGGGAATGGTCTCTAGCTCAACCTGACGCCCCTCCAGCTTGGAGACCTTGCCTTCACGCTTCTCCCCTAGTTCGGAGAGGGCATCGGCGGTCTTCATGAATCCCTTGCCTCCAAATCCAGATTGGATTGCTTGGATGAGATTCTGCCAGTTCTTCAAGGCTGCGGCCTCGGTCTTGCCATTTGCCCTGCGGATGCGGTCTGACCACTCCTCAACGATACCCTGCGCCTCTGGAGGCAGGATGCGGCGGAGGATCTGCTCATAAGAGGCGTGACTCCACACCATCTGACGGGCGAGGTCTTTGGTCTCCTCCCACCATCCGGGGGAGTTCACCTTGTTGAGACCAGCATCAGTCCATCCAGGGAGTGCATCGGAAATGATGCCCTGCTTCTCGCGGATGTCATCAATGCGAGCCTGCTCTGCGGCCCTCCTTGCTGCCCGTCCACCAGCAAGTTCTTTCTTGAGGTAATCAAGTGCCGCCTTGAGTCGTGCGGATGACTGCTCTGCAAGCGCCCCGAAGGTGTTAGTGATTGCCCATGCTTCCACAAGGTCAGCTTCCTTCTTTGGGTCATCGGCCTTTGCTATTTGCTTTTCTAGGGACTCAATACGGGCAACCGTGGCGTCGTTATCAAGCAAGGATGCCTCGTAAGCCTTGTCTGCAAACTCTTGGACAACTGCCCCAAGGGTGGATTTCTTCACACCATTGTCGCCCTTTCTAGGCTTGGCATTCTGAAGAGTGGTTTCGATTTTCTCTAGGTACTCTTTGGCAAGGTACTTCTCTAGTTCCTTGTCAATGATCTGGAGGCGCTTCTTGAAGAAGTCTGCCAATGCCGTATCGCGCATTGGTTCATCGTCCCTGACTTCCATCGTGTACCCATCGGGCAGGGATGTTTTCTGGTTAGCTTCACCAAGCCCAAGCCCTTCTTTCAACCATGCTGACACAATCGCCCCCTTCTCGTTCTTGGAGGTGGCAACCACTTCTCCATCCTTCGTTACCGATACAGGGTCAATAGAAGCAAGTTGGCTAAACCCTCCGACCTTGCCTCTCACCTCTGCCGGCAACTGGCGGAGGATGACCTCTAGCTCGGCAATGGCTTGGATGAGCTTCGCCCTGCGGATCTTCTCCGGGGCCGCGCCTCCCTCCTTGAGTGCGTCGAGGATGTCCTTATTCTCTGCGAGGACTGCCTTAAATCGTTCCTTGGCCCTCTCGTAGAGCGCCATGCGGCCCTCGGCAAACTGCGTGGTATCCGCGACTGCCTTGTTGACGCGATCAATTTGGTCTTGGGATTGGATGGAAAAGGACTTTCCCTCTATAGATTGTTTAGAAATACGGTGATCTATCCCGAAGTAGTCACCGATTCCGTTCACTATATCAACGGCATCCTGCATGGTTTTAGCAGACACATCCTTCAGTTCGTCAAACATCTCCCCCCTTTCATCGGCAAGAATGTACGCAATCTTTTCGGCTTGTTGTAACGGGTCACTCTTTACTGTTTTTTCTGTGTAAGTTGATGCCATGTATTGACCACCAACATCGGTTGCATCTAGTGCGTATTCTTTCAGAATCCTTTTTTGCTCTGCTTCGGAAGCAACCTTTCCAAGCATTTTCTTGATGTCACCGATATTGGTTTCAAGATCATTCTGCCCTATTTGATCTCGATCTCGGTATGCCTGCTCTAATTCGTCAGGCATTTTGGAATACCCAGATTCCTCTAGCGACTCCATCCCAGAAAAATACAACTTTGATAGGTCAACACCCTGCTGTTCTAGCCTGTTTTCAATCTCATCAATTCTGTCTTGAGCCTCTTGATATGTTAACTTGGTTGCCTCATCAACCTCCCGAATCGAAAACCGTATGTCGTTGCTCTCTGGGTTGAACCTCTGCGAAAGCGGGATGACGTTGCCGGCATCGTCGCGGGTAATCGGGTCTGCGGATTTGATTTGGGAGGGGTCTCTAATTATGAATGAATCCGTGGCGATTGTGTTTAACTGGAGAAACTCCTCATCTGTTAAAGCGTCCTGTTCATCTGGAAGCAATGGGTATCCATCTGCATCTACAGCTCCTCTGTCACCAAGCCCTTCGTGCCTGTTAAGGTACACAATAGGCGTTGATGCTTCTAGTGAATATCCCTGTGAAGTAAGACCGTCATCAGTCCAATCGGAATAATCAACCAGACGAATTGGGTTTTTTGCATATATATAATACCTTTTCGTTGGCTCTTTAGACTCAACAGATGATGCCTGTAACTCACTCCCAAAATGGAAGCCCCCTTCTCCTTTTTTGGTGACAGACCCTTTTCTAAATACGGGTGTGTACCCTGCCTCCTTTGCGGCCTCGTCAACAAGCCTCTGCTGCTCTGCCTCGTCGCCTGACTTGACTGCCGCATCGTATGCCTCGTCACGGGCGCGGATGGAGAAGGAGACGGATTGCTCTAGGGGAAAGTCGGTATGCTGTTGCGTCAGGATCTGATTCTTCGTCTCTGGGAACTGCTCGTCCACGACCTTGTATTTTGTCATTCGGGCAACCGGCTTGCCCTTCAGCACATACCCATAGGACATATGCTCTGGGACGCCTGCTTCATTTGCGGTGAGAATCGGAGCATCCTCCGGGTGAGGATCAAACTTAATGATGCCAACCGTGGCACCTTTGGGAACTCCCTTAAAGCTAGGTTCCTCAATGTTCTCAACAATCTCCCTAGCGTCAGGGAATCCCAACTTGGTCATCTTCTGGGCAAGCAAAGATTGGTAGGCAATCTTAACACCTTCCGCCTTGGTCTCGGTTTGGGATTTCTGGAAATAGGTGCTGCCTCGCTTTTGTTGGGGCATGGACAGGATTGCTTCCTTTGCCTCATCCAGCGATTTCCACGCTTTCTCATGCCCCGTTGTCTTGGCGTTTAACTCACGCACCCTGTTCAGTTCCTTGAGCGCCGAAGTCTTGCTGATCTTCTTTGCGTCAACTGCTTCTTGAAGTTGCTTGAACCAGATGTTTCCAAAGGTTTTGTTGCCGACAACATTACCTTCCTGCATCAGCACTAGCTTCACATACCCCCCATTGGCTGCGGCTCGACGGGCAACTGACCTTGCCACATTGGGAGCGTTAAATGCCCACGCAACGCCTTTCTTGAGGTTCTCGACAATGGCAGGGTAGAACATACCTCCCTGCAAGGGGAGGCCGGCATATTCGCCAACCTTCATGCGGTCAATGTGGATTGCGGCAATGGTCTTGGTCTCTGAAAGAATCTGGTCGTAAATCTCTTGCGACATATCAGGAAACACCTCTGGAAGCGCCCTGATCGCATAAGAGGTATCTACCCAAGGGATCTTCTCTCCATCCTCAAGGGGTAGATCCTCAACCTTGGTATCCGGGGCAGGGGTTCCAGGTTCCGTAGTGTCATCGGATTTCTCCACGACATCGGGATCGGTAGCCTTGATGGAGAACCCACCCTGCTCACCCTCAATCCTGTTCACCTCACGCTCAATCATGGTGGCGTCACTCAAGCCGATTTTCTCGGATAGGTAACGCTCAAACTCGGCGTCAATCTTGCCTTCCGCAAATGCCTGATCTAGCAACTTGGCCCTACGCATGAACTCCACGAACTCGGTGTATAGTTTCTTGAGGAATGCAACGAAAGAGGATGGGAGATTGGTCTGGTCTATCTTGTTATGGGCGAAGTCCTGGGCGATCTGCGCCATGCTCTCGCGCACCTCGGCATCGGTTCCAAACTTGTATCCTGCAACGCCGGCGGCTGCGGTCTGACTGACCCATGCACGGGCCTGCTCCTTGGTGATGCGCCCTTCGGCAATATCAATGTCAAAGATGTTGTGAACGATCTCCTCAAAGGCATCCTGCGCGGTTGCCCCTTCGTTCAGCTTCACAAAAGCCTTATACTGCCCCTCGGCATAGGGTGTCACCCATGACTCGCCAAGGATACGGAGCTTGGACAACTCGGCTGGATCGTTGCCGTGAGCCTCAATACTCGCCTTGATGGACTCGACGAGCTTGGTGTCGCCCTTGGCCTCGGCATCCTTGAGCAACTGCTCCGGGGTGACTTCACCTCCGAACTGCGCCTCAAAGTTGGGGAGCTTGTCTTTCCTCCAATCGGAGTCCAGCAAGTCGGCTACGACATTGGCCTGACTCTTGATCTCGGCCTCGCCTCTGTCTGCAATGATGGTGACTGCCTCATCCTCGCTTGCTACACGGGCGACCTCCTTGCCTGCCGTGTCCCTCACGATCCATTCGCTTGTGCCGTCTGCCTTGGTATTGACTTCAACCGTGTCGCCGGCCTTCTGTGACCTAGCCTCGGCAATGGAGGCGGCAAGTTGCTCCTTCCCTGCGGTGATGTCCTGCTCGGTGCGCTTGCTCCACTCCTGCTGGATACGGGCGTCCCGTTCCTCCGGGCTTTCCGCCTTGTTGATGTAGTCCCTCTGTGCAGGCCCGAAGCCTGCGATGGAGAGTTGTTTGTCTGCCAACTGCAAGGCGGGGTTCTTGAGGTCACGATACGTCCCGATACCTCCACCGATGAGGGCGAGGGGAAGCACGGCAAAGAAGGTCTCGGCCCTGCTCCCGACATAATCCTTCATCAGTTCCCCGAAATCCTTGTCAGGCATATCCTCGCGGAGTGCTGCTGTCAGGGTCTCGGTCAGGGGTGCAATAAGATCCTGTGCTCCCTCCTGCAAGTTCTGCTCAAGTATCTCGACGCCAACCGTAGTCAGCACCCGTCGAATCCCGTTGTTCTTGATGCCATTCAGTAGCCCACCAAAGACGGGGAGCTTGCCATTGATCGCGCCCAACTGGAGGCGATCCAAGGCGGCATTACCGGCGCCTTCCACAAGCGAAAGCCCCTTGGCAAAGGTGGGGTCAATCTCTGGGTTCTCCAACATGATGCGGTCATACTCCTGCGCCTGGTATGCAAGCATCCCTATTGCGGGGTTGATCGCCACAGGCACCATGATGCCTAGTGAGCCGGCAAGCCCGTAGGCTCCACGCTCAATCGCGGAATCCTCAAACACCGGCCTGATCGGATCAACGCTGCTCTTGGCTGCATTGCGAAGCTCTCGGATGACGCCGAAGGTCTTTAGTCCACCTTCTGCCTGCGCCTTGAGGGTTGCCACCTCTTCGGGCGTGGCCTCCCGTCCCGTCAGGTCAATGTTGGCGGCGGAACCTACTGCACCCTGCGAGGGTCGGTAGACATCGTTGAGGGTGGGGGTTCCCTCCGCTTTCCGTAGCCAGACCTTGCCCGTGGCGAGGGTGTCGCGCATCTCGCGGAAGGCGTCTTCCTGACCCTGCAAGGTTCCCTGCGGAATGAAGTCAAACCCACGCGAAAAGGACTGACCCATGTTGATCGCAAACTGCTCAATCCCTGCCCTGTCAATGTGACCGGCCTCTGCCGCAAGCCCGATGTAGGAGTAGACTTTCTGCCTCTCCTCCGGGGTCGAGGAGGACAGATGCTCGGCAACTTGGGCGATGCGCTCGTCATCGGCCTTCCCCTGCGTGAAATCCATCAGGGCTGAAAAGGTTTCAGCACCCTTGCCTCGGATGCTTTCGATGTCCTTGAGGGTCTGGTTGTAGACCCTGTTAGCCTGTGCGTGGAAGCCGGCATCACCTCCAATCAGGTCTTTGTGCTGCTCCTCCCATTGCTTCACATACTCGGTGGGAAGCCCGACCATTGCGCGGTTCTTGCCCATGCCGGTGTCTTGGAATGCCTTCAGCACGACATTGCCGTAGAGTTCGTTGAGGGCTGTGTCCTTGTCCTTCTCCCTGACGAAATACTCCGAGAGCATGGAACGATACTCACTCTCTGACTTGGGTGCCGGCTTGTTCAGCTTGACCGCAATCTGCGCCTTGTAGTCCCCGTACTGCGTGGCGTCCAACTCGTCCAGGGGCTTGCCCATGAGTGCGGCAGTTGCCCTCCAGTTCACCGTCATGTCGGTGTAGAGCTTCGGGTCAATCAGGGCATTGGCCTGCGTCTGGATGCCTGCCATCTCTTTTGTCTGGCTTTTTGTGTCGGGGAGAATCTTGGATAAAAGGTCAACTTCCTTCATCCTTTTGCGCTCATTTTCTAGGCGCTGCCTCTTATTCTCCTCCTCATCCACGGCAATGCGGTCTGCCATCGAAGGTTGCTGAAGAGTCTGGTCAAGGGCGATCCTGTCAGCGAATACGGGTGCCTGCTCCGGGGGAGGGACGGGGGAGGTCAGAAGCGACGAGTCGTCCTGTGGTGAGGCGGGGGAGGAGGAAGTGAGGTCTTCTGGAGGCATGAAAGCCTAACTTACTAACATCATGCTAGATAAAGGCAATCCGAAAAGGGGGTTGACGCCACCCTGTTAGCGGGTCGATATTGGAACCATGAAGACGACGATACTCATTGCGATGCTTCTCGTTGGGAATGCGGTTGCGGGGGATAGACCTAGTTACCTTGGAGTGAGTCTTGCTGATGCACCTACGATTGTGCCATCATTTGACATCCGTAAGTGCGACATTACCCCCGGTGCCGTCATTCCACCAAGCTCCCCCGCTCCTGTTTCTCAAGTCTCACCAGAGACCCATCAATCATCCAAGGTTGAGTATTCCCTCATCACTCTTCCAAGTGGAGAAACTGCCTCGGTGCTGACCTTTAAGTAGGCTAACCCTGTCCGTCCTCGGTGTATTTCTCCACCTTGGCTACCTTCACCCCGTCGAGGGGTTGATTGCCATCTGGTGAGTAGATGTCAACACGCCCCTTGAGGCGCTTGCTGGTGCGGTCATCAAACCGCTTCACCATCTTCTCTCCGTTGGAAAGGGTCACTACGACCTTATCACCAATCTTTGCCCCTGTTGATTTCTCTAGGTCAGGGGAAAGGGCAACGCTTTCACCTGGGGTCAGTTGGTTATCTGCGGCTCCGATCCCACGGGCGGAGTTGGAATCATAGTCCTTTTCTCCCGGTTTCTCATACCCATACTTGGTGATCTTTCCAGAAACGGGAGCCGGCTCATCCTTCTTCCTGCTCTTGAGGAAATCAAACCATCCCTTTTGATTGCCTAGTTCTCCTGCGGCCTGCTTTGCGCGACCGGCGGCAGTAGCCTCTTCAATCACCTTGTCGGCCTCTGCGCGGGTCTTTGCTCCAGAGTTGCGAAGCTGAAGTTCCACATCCTCCATCTGTTTCATTGCCTCAATGTTTGCCTTGGCCTTCTTTCCAGATGAGTCATCCTTTACCTCCTTGTCGGAATAGAACTTCCCAAAGACACCACCATCACGGGCAACGGCAAGCCTCTGCGTCCCGTACTGGATTAGTTCGGTCTCTGGCTTGAGCTTGCCACCATTGGATGCCATCTCGTTAATCTTGGAATCAAGCTCCCTGTTGATTGCGTCCCGGTATGTTGAGGGTACGCTATCATTCACATACTTCCTCAACTCCATTGCCTCTCTTGCAGGGTTGTCTGTCTGTGGGTAAGCCTTCACCGTGTTCATTGCGACCTTGGTAAAAGACTCCCCCTCCTGGGTGTATAGCCATTTGTCGGATATGGAATCCTTTAAGGACTGCTTATATTTATCGTCGGCTATCTTTGCAAAACGAGGGTCTTTCTCAAGATCAACGACTGACTTGATATTCCTTGCGGAGATGTCAGAGGAGATATCCCCATAGTTCCTGTCCTGCTGAACCTCAAAAACTTTTTCGGCCCTAGTAGCCAATCCCTTAAGTTGATCCTTTGATATGTTGGGGTATTTTGGCAAAATTGAATCTGTTTCGTATGCCTTAAGAAGTTCCTGTTTTGTCCCAAGTGGATCTATGGCAATTTGTTGATTAAGGTCATTGGTTTGCTTTGCCGTCTGAATCAGCGACTTTTGCGCCTCGTACTCCTTACCCCCGATTCCGTTGCTGGCATGGAGTTCTTCCAACTTCTTCATTGCGGCTGGGAAATCATTGCTCTCAACCTGGAGATTGATGTCGGTCAGGGACTTTGCCGTGGAGTCGGCAATGTTCTTCTGGAATGCGGCGTGACTGATCTTGACCTGATCTTGAGAAGTCAGATTCAAGTATTCACCATATCGCTTTTGCTGAACCGATACAGGAAGCGCCTGCCATGCGGGATCGACGTTCTTGGCCCGGAAGTTGGCGTAGGAAGATGTCCATGTCGCGGGGTTGGATTGCGAAAGTGAATCCTCAAAATCTGCCTTCTGAAGCGAGTAATTTGTGGAGAACTCCGCCCATGCCGCATTGTCGTTTAGCTCCTGCTGTTTGTCTGCAAGGGTCTTGCCGGCCTTGTAGACGCCTTGCCCTGCCTCGGCAATCTGCGCTCCCACCATGCCGGCATTGCGAGGGTTTTCCATCGCTGACTCATACCCACGGGCAACCGCTGCCCTTGCACCTCCAAGTTCAATGTTCGGCAAGTTGACATTGTTGACTTGGGGGGCCGACATCGAAGAGAGGTCGGGGGCATTTGGAATCTGGGAAAGGGGTATGACTGCCATATATTACTGGTATGCTTTGGGGACGTAACCCATCCCCGGAGTGAAGCTAAAACCTTGAGCGTATGGCGCGGCCTTTTCTGCGGCTCCAAGAGAGGTGAATCCACCTTTTCCCGTGGTGCTTGGTTTCATGAATCCACCGGCGGCACTCAAGAGGCTACCTGTTGCGCTAATGTACCCTGCCGTTGCCGTGTCATTCGCGGACTGCATAGCGTTGTTATAGGCGGCATTTGCCATCGGCCCGGACTGCCAATCGGCAATCTCTGCCCCGTATTGGTACTGCGTTGCCATCTCTGCCTGCACCTGACTCTGGTAGGTCTCAAGTGATCCCTTCCAGTCGGTATCGAGGGCCGCAAGGTTCGTCTTGTAAGCGGCATCCATCCGGGCAAGTTGCGCCATGCCTGCGTTATGGGCCTCCACCATGAGAGGGGAGCCTGTATCGGCGGCAATCCCGCTTGCTCCGTAAGCTGCCTCGACTTGGCTAGTCGCGGCCTCTTCCTGCTGGTAGGATCGGTTGATCTGCTCAAACCCCTGCCGTTCCTGCGAACGGGCAAAGCGATGAAGCACCTTGGCATTGTCAGCGGACTGCTGACTCTGCGCCATTGCCATCTTGTAGTTGAGTTCGTTCTGGTATCGGGCAATCTGACCTTGCGCCTGTGCGCTTGCACGACCGAGAGAGGCATTACGCTTCTGCGCCTCGCTGGAGGAGTAGGCTCCGTATGCGGTGCCTGCTGCGGATACAGCAAGGCCGGCAATGGCAATCGTTCCTGCCGTGGTTCCAAAAACCTCATACACCGGGAAGTGCCGGTGTCTGGCCTCTGCGATAGTCTGGGGAGAGGCTAGGAAGCGCATGGGAGTGACTTCCTTTCGTAGCAAGCCTGCTGAAATCCCTCTGGCAGAAGGTTCTCATCGGCGGCATCGGTGAACATATCGGTGATCTTGTCAGGGTCGGTCTCTTGGGTGACGAAGCAACCGGCCCAAACCGTATTCTCATGGACGAGGATCGTGCGGCGAGTGCCGGCCTTGGTGACTCCAATGTGAGGGGCGACCAGTTCTTCCCTGTTGCCTTCGTGGTCAACTAGGGAGCATTTGCCCTCCATAAGGAAGAAAGGTGAGTCGTATTTGTGGACTCGGCTACAGACAATCGTACCCGCCGGCATCTGGATAACCCTAGTGTAGAGGCTAGGCGTAAAGATATGCTTCAAAGGCAATTCTACTTGCGGGCAACGGGAAACAATCGACTCCACGAAGTCCTGTGCCTCCCTGTTGGTGATATTAGCAAGTTCCATTTAAGAGTGATTTCGTATGCGAATTAAAGAGAAAAAGCAAGGAAGTTAGTTCTGCGTGGCCTCGCTGACCTCAAAGTTGACCACCAGGGCGGCAACGGTGAAGGGAACCGGCTGGGTCTGGCGCACATAGAGATCCACCCCATCCGCCCAATTTGAAGAGGCATATGCCCTCTCGTAGCCGTTGAGTACGGGGGGAGAGGAGTCCATGACATCGGTCAGGGTGCGACTCACCAGAGGGAACCAGTTGACCCCATCGGTGGAGAGTTCCCCGCCTGTGGACTGGTAGACCTTGAGGTTGATCCTCGGAATCCGCATCCTGCGGCCCTGTGAGGTGCCGTCCTGCAAGTTGGTATCGACCCTCTGTGGAACCAAGGTCGAGGTGAAGGGGAGACCCACCAGAACCCGTGAGGCAGGAATCTGTAAGGTGATTTGTCCGCCCACCACGGTAGGCTGCGAAACAATCAGAGACCCCACGGCATTGTCTGCCCAGACGGAGACTGTCTTGCCCTCTAAATGTGAGAGACCCGTGATCGTGGAGGTGGGGGAACCGAATGTCCGAAGCACCCCGGAGTCCACATACCACCAGTTTGATTTGTCTGCGGTGTCCAATGCATCACGCATTCCGAGCTTGAGTCGTTCAACATATCGGACGGTAGCCCCTCCAATCGTGCGCCTGACCAGCAACCAAACCTCATCCTCGGCATTGGTGCCGTTGAGCGTGGCAACCGACTCAACCACCCCATCGGTGATGTGACGGGCGAATCCCACCACTTGCTGCTCACGCTCATAGGTCATCGAAACCAACTGACCATCTCCTCTCACGAACCAGAGGATCGCGTCAGGAACCCTCTGATAGGAGGTTTCGACGATCCCCGTCCGGGTCGTATGCTCGGCAAGGGCGGTGATGTCGTTGGAAACCCAATTCTCGCTTGAGAAGGTGTAGTCCATTTCCCGAATCTTACGGTTCATCCGCTGAACGTAGAGGAGGGTGTCGTTGACGATTTGCGCCCCAAGGGAGGATGACCCGTAGTGGGACTGCTGGCGGACATTGACATTGGTCGGGGTGATCGGGCGGGTCTGGTCGCTTGATGACATCGACCACTCGTCCAAGGTCGTGCCGATCAGGAGTGCCGACTTGGACACAAGCCATTGGATCTGGCCTCCCGTGGTGGAGGCCAGGGTGAAGAACCATGAGTCGGCGTCATAGGCTCCCTGCTTGAAGTTCTGGAAGTCGTTGCTGTAGCTACCCCAGAGCGAGGAGGGGTTGCTGGAGGTGCCTGCAAAGATGATGCGGCTATCGTGGAGGGCGAGTGCGGCGGGGTATCCTTGTACTGCGGAGAAGGCTCCCTCGCGCCATTGGGAGGTGACGCCTGTGCCTCCGAGTGATTTGAGTACCCGTGCCTCGACTTGGGTCGGGCTAGTGTATCCCGTGATCCTGACAAGACCCCGGAGGGTCGGATCAAGCGGGGAAAGCATGATGCGGGGCGTCGTGCTGGAGGCTGCGGCACTATATCCTCGCACCCGTATTCTAAACAGAGTCTCGACTTGTTCCTCCCCGCTGGAGGTGGTGTTGAAGTCCCCGTTGCTTTTGTAGGTTCTAGCTGTCTGCCATGTCGTGCCGTTGTCGATGGAGGACTGCAAGTCCACCTGGGCCTTCCATGTCCCGAAGGTCTGCAACGACCACTTGCCGAGGATCTTGATGGTCGTGCTGGTGGCGTTGGCGTTGATGTTCTGGGAAAGGAAAGTCGTGGAGTTGGGATGGGCAAGCTCCCAATAAGACCCGACATGACCGGCTTGAAAGATATTGCTGGATGCCGCGAGGGTGATGGTTTCACCCACTTGGGCTGCGATCTCAAAGAAAACCGTGCCGCTGGAGTTTGCTGTTGGCGCGGTGGTGACGATGAACTTGAACTGACTGGTACTCACCACTTCATCCACGACCCATGTCCCATCGTAAGCTGCTCCAGACGCACCCGTTGCCCCGGAAACCGTGAACCCCTGACCCTCCGTCAGGTTGTGACCGGCCTTCGTTGCGGTGACGGTCGTGGAGGAATAGGTGAATGTGACCCCTAACAGCGTCCCAAAAATGGAAGATGAGGAGGGGTTGATCGTGATGTCCTTGACGTTCTGGTCAAGCATCGGCGCCCAATTATTCGGGATGGAGGGGTCTCCAAAGGGAACCTCGCCAACCGTCCAGTTCGTGTCCGAGAGGCGCGAGAGGCGCTGCGGCGGGTGGGAGGGATGGGTCAGGTAGATCAGGTTGTTGATCTGGCAAACTTGGACGGCCCGAAGGTCTGCTTCCTGGTAGGGGTGGACGGGAGTTGCGCCGGTTGCGGCGTTGAGGTAGTTGACTTGGGTTGCCTCGACAGGGGTTCCCCCGGAGGTGATCAGCGCCCCGTTCTTCCAAAAGCGGATGTAACCCACACCCAACTCCATGACGATGTGATTGGTGTCGCTGATGTCGAGACCGATCAGGCGGCAGCGGGTTCCCGATAGCTTTGCGGCCCCAAGGTATTCTGTGCCTGCCCTGCGATTCGCCGGCCCATAGGGGGTGATGACCATGTTCTCCAGCACCTTGCAGGAGTTGCGGTACTTCTCTAGGTTCGTCCTCGCCTCCAGGTAGGGAGACCACTCACCAGAGTTGAAGGATGAAATTAACTGACTGATCATCAGTAGATTCCGTTATAGCGAGACTGAACGAGGTCGGAGTTCAGCCACATCGGCTTGCGGCGGGGATAGGAGTCTTGTGCGTCAATCCTCCGGGCCTCTCCGAGCATCTGCTTGAGATCCTGCTCAAGCCGCTGCTTGATGTCCATAGACCCTCCGAGGGGCTTGGCGAGCTTGGCGGCAATGGAAAGCGCCAGCAACTCCACGAACATCGGGTCGAAGAGGTTCGGGTCAACGGCGCTCTTGATGTAGGTGATGGAGGCGCTGCTCTCATCGGTCATCAGCTTGTCGCCGATGATGTCGAAATTGCAGTAGGGTTCGTTGGCTTGGAACGAGTTGAGTGTCTGAATCCGGGCGAAATCAGACGGAAGTTGGTAGGAGTAATCCCAATCAAAAGGGGGAGGCGTGGAAAGGCGGGCAAGCTGGGTCATGCCAATCGCCCAATTCCAGTCGTGCATCCGAAGTAGAGAGGCAAGCGTCGGGGCGTAGTGCAGCTTGCAGAACCGAGCCTCAATGCTCGGATCGTCCAACGACATGATCATCTGGTCGCCTATTTTCGAGAGGGCGAGATTGCAGATGGTCGTGGAATCCATGT